GGATCCCTAGGACGTGCAAAACCGTCTTATATGTGTTGGTCTGGGCCTGGCTTTTTCCCGGGGGGGGCGGGGTACGGGGGTTCGGTGTTTGTACGGTTTTGGTGTTTCTTCGGTTTTGGACTTTCGGTGTTTGTACGGTTTTGACTGTTACAATTCTGTTACAATTCTGTTACACTTGACCGTTGACTATTTACTCGAGTAGGCGAGATTTACTCTGTACAATAAGGTCACTGATTCGATTCATACCTTATTCCTTATTCCTCTATCATCTGAGCGTGGCTACTGCGGTCGTGCGGTATCGGCGACCATTTGACAATTCGGGTCTTGGGATCGGTCGGGACAAGTTAACAGTTAACTTTCCCTTTAGATCAACTAGGATTGATCATGAATATTAAGACCATTCTAGCGAGTGTTGCGCCATTTGGTGCCAAGCTCGCACAATCCGCCCAAGCAGAGATAAGCGCGAGCGGAGCCGATACAGTAGCACAAGATCAGTTAAACTTTCTTAGGGTGCTAGCAGTAGGTGCACCCGAAGTAACTGATCATGATGGGGTGCTACTCAATAGTGACCACTATACCGGCGGACTTGCTGACGCTAGCAAGGCCCAACGGAAAAAGGTTATTGATGCCGGACTCTTTCAGGAAGCCTACGAAAGCATAGGCGCATTCTTTGAGGAGATCGGCGCACCGGATAAGAGACACAAGGCCATGTTCGGCGTCATGCTTGCCATCGCTCAAGTACTGAGAGACGGTAGCAAAAGCCAGATTCAGGCTGTCGTAGATTCTTTCCGGTTCGGGCCTACTGATGAAAGCGAGCCGACATTTAAGAATGTTGAGCGGGTCGCGAGAACGCAGGTTGACGCGATGATGCACGACCTGCAGATCAGTAGCACGAACAAAGAAGGCGTTGTAACAAGCGTAGCGACCTACTTCCAAGCGATTGAGGCACACGCCGAAATCCAAGAGCAGGTCTCAGTACTTGCCAAGGCTAAGAGCCAAGCAAGGCGCGACCTTGTGAAAGTATTCAACGCCGAACGTCAGTACATGATAGACGGTAGAACACGCGAGAAAGAACAGCGTGAGCAAGACCGTGAGCAGTATGGCAACGCCACAGCGTCTGCCATGTCGGCGATCCGAACCGGACGCGCCGATGCCCAAGCGATCTACGAGGAACTGATCGCTTCCGGCCACGTTACTGAAACGGTAGCGTAAGCCATCCCGACCGATCCCGCCCGAATTGATCCCACACCACAACCCGACAGAATCGGGTTTTTTTTATTGCCAGAATTCTTGGCCCCTCTTTTTTTTATACGTTGACTGGCTATCGATTTGGGGTAGTCAGTCAGTTAGTTAGTCAGTTAGATAGCAGCTCGCTCCTGGAATCCTCGGGAGCCGTAAGTTGACCGTTAACTTTGGAGGTGCGTATGCCCGGGCCTATTGGCCTCGTAGTGTTCCGTTCACCTAGTACGCACGTAGAACGTGAGGAGTCAATTCGATGCCATGTAGTACTTCGGGTAATGCCGAAGACAGGCGGGGCAACCCGTCGCACCAAGCGCGTCCCGTTGGTAGGATCACATCGGTGACAATGGTGCAGAGAGGCGGGGGTGCGTCCAGTTAGTTAGGCGTAACCCCTAGCCTCTCGTGTTGAGTTAGTCAGTAAGTTAGCCGTTAACTTCAAGCATCATAGCCAAAGATAGCACCTAGTTTGTCACGCAGTTCGGCTTCAATATCCTGCGGGGATCGGTTCTCCACGATCACAGTCGTGGACTCATCGAACAGCCCCGCCGACTTGCCAAGCAGTTCCAACGCACGGACCCGGGTGCTAGCAGGATTTTCATCGCTCACCGCCTCAGCTTTTAGGCGTTCAGTTATCCAACTCTTATGGACTTTGGCCTGAGCTTTTTTGCTCGTCCTACGTCCATCAGTCAGTCGCTCAATCTCAGCTGCAACGTGGGGTTTCTGGGCCAGTCGGTGCCCTTCAATCCGTATTGCGTTGTCGCTCATATTCCTAGAATCGTAGGCAGTTCGATAAGCGTCTGCCAAACTCTTACCGTCGCTGACCAGCTGGACAAATACCGATTGTTTCGGCGTTAGGGTTCTACCCTTATGCGTTTTCGTGTTCATTCTGACCGGAGTGTGTGTATGGCTAGGCACAATATCGTGCCGAAGAAACTCGCCTTGATCTCTCGTAAAGACTACAACCGAGCAAGGTTCGCAGTCAATTCGGATCTCGAACTCTGCCAAGCACAGGCAGATAAGATCGTCAAGAAGTACGCCCGTGTACTGTGGGAACGGTGGGGAGTCAATTGGTCACCGTACTACGATCCCGACGCCGTAGTCAGTCGGAACGCTCGCCGTGAGGGTCAGTTCATCGGCGACTACACGTTGCAGTCAGCCCGTAGCGTCAAGGGCTACCACTCGATTCGTGACGTAATCACGAACATCAACCGCTGAAGTTTAACCTAAACCACGAGCTCGTGGGGAGAGGGACCGCACTCTCAGGCGTATTGAACGCTTGGGAATACTTCGACCGTATAACGGAGACAGTTATGAATTACGAAGACCCAGCACTAATCCTGGCGTTTGCATTCGGGCTAGGCATGATCTGCTTAGTCGGGGTAATGGTAGTGGAGTACATTGTCGAACGATTCGATAAGGAGTAAGCCTATTAGCCCTTGACAGTGTGTACCATTAGTGTAGTTTCCTGTAGTATCATTCAACCAAGTGAGGTAAGTATGGCAACTGAGTACGCCAGTTTGCGCGAGAAGATTCGTGCAGAGAAGGCAGAACGTGAGGCCGACTACGCCAACTTCGAGCGTGTCAGCCAGCTGGCCCATGAGAAGGGGCATGAGGCCGCAACCGCCGTTATCCCAACGCCGATGGTGGTGCAGGGATACGAAGACACCCCCGTCATGGACGGGATCTGTGGGTTCGGGTGGATCTGGTTCAAGGGTAACACCCGATGGGGCCGATGGGCCAAGAAGAACCTAGGTGCAGGAAAGTCCTACCCGAACGGCCTACAGATCTGGGTAGGAGACTACAACCAGAGCTACACTCGCAAGGCTGAGTATGCGAGGGCGTATGCTCAGGTGTTACGGGAAGAGTTGGGTATTGATGCCTACGGACAGAGCAGGGTGGACTGATATGGCCTATGATGACATCAAAGCCCTGAAGCAGAAGTGGGGCAATCGCATTGCTAAACACCTAGTCGGTGCGACCATCACCAACGTGGCATACCTGACCCAGAAGGATTGCGACCAGTTGGACTGGTACTCTGCCCCAGCTGTATTGCAGATGATGGGCAAGGACGGTACAGCGTTCGAGATCTTCGCAATGCAGGACGATGAAGGTAATGACGGAGGTGCGCTCGGCACCTCGCTAGAAGAACTTCCAACCATTCCAGTGATATGAGCAGACCAGAAGACAGGTTCCTCGTGGAGTTTAGAGTCCCTATCGATTTGGTAGCCGTTGTAGCTGCCGACTCGCCTACCAACGCCGTGAAGGTGGCGCAATCCACCTACGACCAAGTAGCGGAATTCATCTTGACGCACCTCCACTTCGAGAACGAAAACGGACACAGCCTTATGGACTCGTTCACCCTAGGCGTCGGAACCTTCAGTGATGCAGTCAAGGCAGGTGCGGTAGAGGTTACTTATATGGACCCAGACGAGGAGGAAGAATGAGCGAGAGTGAAATAGCTCGCCGTAAGGTATTCGTAGTTGAGATACCGACAGAAGTATGGGTTGAGTTGCGTACTGAGATCACTATGCTGATGCTCCCGGGCTGTTTGGAACTTGAGCATATCCGATCTCAAGATGCCGTATGGCTACCTGACGGAACCATGACGGATGATGCGCAGGCCGTATTCAACCGTGCCACCGACAAGGTGGAGGGAGTGATGGAGGAGTGCGGTCTGGTACGCACGGTAGATCCGCGCTGGTTTGCTGCTTTGCCTGTGAAAGGGAGGTCACGGTGAGAGTGTACGATAAAGAAGGTTGCCGATTGACCTCATGCTGTGAGTGCTACTCCACATATTCTATGGACGACGGCTCACTAACCTGTAAGAAGTGTCATCGAGAAGTGCCCGAGGGTGAGGGCGACGGTATGGAGTACCGCATACTCCAATGGCGGTACATCCGTAATGGGGGAGGGGTGGTGAACGGGGAAGAGTTCAAGGTCATCACAGGAGGAGAGTATGAAGCTACTCAGTCCGGGGGCTAGTAACCCCAAAACGGCTAAGTCCGAACGGCTTGGCTACGAGACGGCTATCCTGCACCTAGCACCACACACGCAGTCAGGTTACAACGTGTGCCCGAGTGCCAGTGAGGGGTGCGCCAATGCGTGTCTCTACCATCAAGGCAGGGGACGTATGAGCAGTGTGCAACAGGCACGGCTCCGTAAGACACGTTGGTACATGGAGGAGCGTGACACATTCCTGGACCAGCTGAGAAAGGATATCGTGTCTCTGATGCGACGGGCTGACCGCAAGGGTAGGACCCCGTGCGTCCGGCTCAACGGTACCAGTGATATCCGTTGGGAGCGTCATGGAATCATGGAGGAGTTCCCTGAGCTGCAGTTCTATGACTACACCAAACACGCAAACCGTTGGGAGATACCCGACAACTACCACCTGACCTTCTCTAGGTCAGAGTGCAACGCAAAAGACGCCGTTGAAGCCCTGAGTAGAGGGCGTAACGTGGCGGCGGTGTTTGCTACGGAACTCCCTGAGACATGGGAGGGAGTGCCCGTGCATAACGCAGACGAGCATGATCTGCGATTCCTTGACCCCGTTCCGTCTGTGGCAGGACTGCTTGCTAAGGGCACTGCCAAGAAGGACACGAGCGGGTTCGTAATCATTCAATAAGAAGGAGGTTAGTAGTATGGGGTTCGATATCTATGGCGTAGACCCAGTAGTTCGGGGTCCACGACCGGAGCGACCGGACAATCTGTACGATGGACACACTCCGAACGATATTGAGGTGCGCGATGCGTACTTTGATGCCAAGATGGAGTACGAAGACTCAAATCCAGGTGTGTACTTCCGTAGGTCTGTGTGGGGGTGGAGGCCCCTGTGGGAGTGTGTCAATCAGTTTACCGATGCCTTGACAGTAGAGGACTTCTACCACGGGTGCTTCAACGACGGGCATCTGATCCCTAAAGATGTTGCCGTCCAAGTTGCCGCCGATCTCACTAAGGCATTGGAGAGTGGCAAGGTGGCTACCTATCTGAAAGAGAGGACTGAGCGCATTAACGGCATCCCAGATCGAACGTGCGAGAGGTGCAAGGGCAGTGGCAGGGAGCCCGCAAAGCTTGAGGTCTTAGAGGGCCAAGCAATGCAGGGTCTGTTCGGGGTTAGACCGGAGCCGTGCCGAAGCTGTAACGGCTCAGGTAAGCAACAATCGTGGGAGTCCATGTATGGCATGGAAGAGCAGTGCGTTGAAGAGTTCAGGACATTCTGTGCAGAATCCGGTGGGTTTGAAATCTGCTAACTACAAAGGGAGGGACAAGTGGACGAGATCAGAATCACGATCACTGTTGAGAACGAGGAGCAAGCACAACAGCTTCTCGCTGTGATTGAAGAGGGAGAGGTTGAAGGGGCTTTGGACTTTGCTTTCGAGGTTCACACCGACAGAGTGGAGTCCAAGTGATGTTCATCGCAATTATGGATACTGGTAACTACCAGTTCGTGACAGTCTCTGAGTCAGAGCTCACGGCTAAGGACAACATACGGAAAGCATGGCGCAAGCACATGAAGAAGATCCGTGAACGCTTTCCTGGCTTAGACATGACTCCGGTCTCTGAGATAGAGGAGTACTACGGTATCAATGTCACTGAGATCAATATGGACGGAGTCGTTCGGGATGAAACAACGCTGATTCATTAGGAGGTAGGATACGGTGATGATTACTTGCGACCTATGTGGGGTGAAGGTAGACGAGCGAGGCCCCATCGATATTCACTCGCTCGGGCACTGGGATGGAGTCACCCACAACTTTACAGACGTTGCTGTCTGTCATAGTTGCGATGCATCCTACACTCCCCAAGAGATGGAAGGGGAGATGAACAGTGCAGCTGAAAGGAAGTCTGGTTTGGTTTACCACTAACTAAAGGGAGGGGAGCATGACAAAGCCACAACCTAGGCTGTACGAGAAAGTCATGGCTCAGATCAGGGCCGATGTAATCCTAAATGATCGTGGCATCGGTGACCTAGAGGCTCTGTACGCCTTGGTCACGAGCCTAGAGGATCTGAATCGTCCAGAAGTGACAGCACAGCTGGAAGCATTCTTACCAAAGCGGGACAGAGACATCACAAACAAGGAGACAAAGTGATGAACTACGCAGACAGGGTTTCATTCCGAGACTTAGTTGTCTTAGGTAGCAGACTGAAGCTTTACGGATACTGGCCGACATACACCATCATGCGTGAGGGTAGACGCAAGCCAGGCAGGATGCGTTGCCACAGACTTCTGTGGAATGCAAGGGTGGCACACAAAAAGTCCAAGAGACGGAGGGGTAATGCCTAAGTTTCACGCCACGATTGTGGCCCGGGACCACTACAGCATGGTGGTTGAGGCTAAAAACGAACGGGAGGCTGAGGACACGGTCAACAAGGCGATAGAAGACGGCTTGGATACACCACTCATCAAGTACACGTACAGCGTGTGTGACCTGTACCTAGAAGAAGGGGCAGCACTTGACAGTGCTGACATATAAGCGCACTGTACTGTACCATACCACTGATCCAAGGAGGTTGAATGACACGCAGTATTAGCAGTGATGAATATGCTCGTATGACAAGAGGTAGGATGAGAGTCCTAGTTCTCTGCGAGTATAGCGGCAGGGTGCGCGATGCGTTCCGTGCCAAGGGGCACTACGCAGTGTCCTGTGACCTTCTGCCTAGCGAGGGGGATCCCGACGCTCCTCATATGCAGGAAGACGTTCTGTCGGTGTTAAGCCACGGGGTAATGAAGCAACGTGAACCTGCTTACGATCTCGTAGTAGCGTTCCCCCCTTGCACCCACCTAGCCGTCAGCGGTGCTCGCTATTTCGCTGAGAAGCGAGCGGACGGTCGCCAACGCAAAGCCATCGAGCTCGTCCGAGCGATATGGCAATGCAACGTACCACGGGTAGCGATTGAAAACCCAGTAGGGATACTCAACTCGTATCAGCAGTGGCCTGAGTTGGCCGACATTGACTTCGAGCCAGAGCTCCCAAGGCCATACTACATAGAGCCTTGGCAGCATGGTCAGCCTACCCAAAAGAAGACAGGTATCTGGAGTCGGGGTTTGCCCAAGCTGAAGCCGTCAAACATTGTTGAGGGCAGGAAGCAGGAGGTCTGGCTCATGGGTCCAAGCAAGGACAGAGCTAAGAAGCGGTCCCTGACCCCCATCGGGATCGCTGAAGCAATGGTAGACCAATGGGGTTGGAAGGATCAAAGATGAAAGTAGGAAGCTTATTCACTGGCGTGGGTGGTATTGATCTAGGTCTGGAGCGATCCGGTCACACGATTGTGTGGCAAGTTGAGCGCGACAAACAGGCCCGATCGATACTGCGTAAGCACTGGCCTGACACGCCTATCTATGATGATGTTCAAACCGTAGGAGGAACCGATGGTGGAGCAGGGAGAACTATTCTCGAAGACGTTGACCTCATCTGTGGTGGGTTCCCGTGTCAAGATCTCTCAGTTGCGGGAAACCGTAGAGGCTTGGCAGGAGAAAAATCACAGCTTTGGCATGAATTTCATCGCATACTTGAAGAGCTGCGTCCCAAGTATTGTCTGGTCGAAAATGTCCCTGGTCTACTCTCCTCCAACCAAGGAAGGGACATGGAAGTTGTACTCAAAGGGTTGGAAGGCTTGGGCTACCAGTGGCAATACAGAGTACTTAACTCTCAATATTTTGGAGTCCCCCAACGTCGCCGTAGAGTCTTCATTGTCGGATATCTTGGAGGAGGATGTCAACCCCAAGTATTGCTTGAGCGAGAGGGCTTGTCGTGGCATCCTGCGACGAGCAGAGAAGAGGGGCAAGGCTCTACCAGAGAGTCTGGAGATCGCTCTGCAGGAGGTGGTGAAGCAAGGAGCTTCCAGTGGCAAGCCTCCCCACAGCAAACAATGAGCATCACTGAGAACACTCCATACCTCAGCACGACCAAGGTTCCTGCAGTCTATCGAGCATCTGGGTTTTCCTCGTACAAAGAAGACACCGTTGCTACAACACTTAGGGCTAATCAGCAAAAGCAAACTGATACTGACTTGGTATTGCCACGAATCTTTACGCAAAACAGCAGGGACGAGGTTCGGTATGTCAATGGTGATGGTCAACTAACAGGAGCTCTGGCCGCTCACCCAGGAGTAAAGCAACAGAACTACGTCACCACATACCACCCCTTAGCTCCCACCTTGTTTGCGAGCGGGGCTGGCACAGAACGAGTCGCGTCTGCTGGCAGTGAGGCACAATTTATTGTAGGCAACAGACCTAGACGACTAACACCGCGGGAGTGCGAACGACTGCAGGGCTTCCCCGATGATTGGACTAGGTTCGCTGACACAGGAGAGGAGATTGCGGATGGCCCACGGTATCGGATGATGGGCAATGCCGTGACCGTGAACGTAGCTGAGTTTATCGGAAGCCAACTAAAGCAAGTGGAGGATATTGATGGATGAGGAACATCAAGAGCTTTTGTTATCGGTGCTTGGGTGGGCACTCATGCTGGCAGGGGCAGGTGTCATAGCATGGCTTGTACTATCAACCATTAACCTTTTAATCTTCCTGTCCATTATTGTCAGTTTGACAAATTAGTATTATCGTAACCACGAGCTCGGAGGGGTCAGAGCTGCGGTACTTGGATCGATCGTAGCGTGACTTAAACGACCATGGAATGGTCAGCCACCTGTCAAGGTCGCTGAGGTGCCCTCCACCGCTCTACAAACAAGGGAGAAGTTATGCTGGAACTTATTGATGCCCTGTTCGCCCTTTGCGTTCTGGTCTTGCAAATGATTGGCGAGTCAACAGGGATGGGCTACAAGCTCGCCAACCTAGTGATCTTTATCTTTGTTCAACCAGGACTGATCCTGCTTTTCTTTATTCTTTGGAGAATTAAAGTGGCACAGTTCAAACAATCGGAGGCAATGCGGAATGCGTAAACGTCAAGCTTGGCTTGGACACGGAAGTGAGAGACAGAACAGCTGTGCCCAGCCATCAGAAGAAAAGATTGCAAAGCGGTTGCGACAGGCGTATGCCCGTAAGGCAGAAAGAAAGCTTACGAAAGATGAGTTCGGCACGGTTCGCTTGGTCGACCCGTCACAGGCGCAACTGAGCAAGGTTGGAGTACGCTCCCTACTGTAACAGGAGGTGGATATGCAGGGTTATTGGAGCGAAGCAAGCGTATTTATCATTGTCGGCATGACTACTGACAATGATGAGTTGATACGCAGGGGATTTACACTGGTCTTGGAGGGACAAGAGTTGGCCCCCGCCCTAGTCACTATCATTTATCGTAAGCTCATCACTCACAATGTCATTGAAGATCCGGGACACAGGGAGGCATGGCAGTTAATAGAGTGGATGCCTGACTGGATTGAAGAGCTCGATGTCCGACTACACGAACAACGTCAGGATGTCATTGAGGATCTATTAGCTAACCTGCCAACGGGAGATTTCAACTAATGTCCAGAGACGCTTGGGCGAGCCGCCAACCTATCGGAACCAAGGTGACGGTTCGTGACCTTATCAATCAAACACTTGAACGCTACTACTCAACAGACTACGCCACTGTTACCGATGCTTACAGGGAGGGTGGTCCCATACGTAAGTCCATGGAAGAGACGGCCCACGAAGTTGTAAGCATTGAGAAGGTGTACAGTGCGGACTAGGGCAGCGAGACGAGTTGAGAAGCAGTACTTGAGGACCGCCAAGATGCAGGGGCACATACCTGCCTTAATCACTGAGGCAGGGGCCTTGCACTTTTACGGATGCCAGAGACCTGGATGTTCGGCGACTCTGGAATGTTGGGATGCACCAGCTGTGGCAGGAGGAGCTATGGCACAGTCTGCGTGTCGAGAAGCAGTGAAGCAAAGTCGGTTTATACGACTTAGACGTAAGGTATGGTTCTTTATCACGGAGGGACGATGGACATAGCAAACATTATTGAACAGGTCGAAAGGTATGGAGCTCTGAAGCGAGGTGGCTATGAGGATGATGCCACCAAGCAACTAGAAGACATCAGAAACTCCATTGACTTCTTGACAGAAGAGTCAGGAGAGAAGGCGATTAATGAGCACATCAAACGCGAATGTGACTGGTCACCCCGGAGCTAGGGTTGACACACCCGTTACCGTTAGTACTGACCATTGACTCACTTAGGAGGGGGTTACATGAGACGAGAAACGAGATACGATCCGGCGGATGTCACTGACATCTTGATCGCGCAGTTATCGGGCAAGCCGATTCGGACACAAGGGCGCGATGTAGTTGCGTTTAGCAAACAAGACAGAGCTGCTTTCGCTCGCGTGGCCTCGCTAATGGAGAAAGCCCGTGGACTTCTCGACAATCCCAACTCACACGAGGATTACGAGATGGCTCGGTTAGAACACGCTGCGAGAGACTTCGCTAACTACGAGCATATTGAGATTTGGGAGGAGGTTTGAACAATGCGTAAGCACAGCAGAAGCACCGTACACCAAAACTTAAGGGATAACCTAGCTAAGAAAGCTTCTTATCTCAGAAGCAACTACAAGGAGATGTCTCCGGCGATTAGCGCGTGGCACAAGGGTTACATCGCAGGATGTCTCGCAGCTATCAAGGTTGAGTTGGACAATTCCCACAACAGTGGGCACGACTGGCGGTCAGCGTTTCGAGATTACAATCAAGCCCAGTTGGTTTGGGCTCGACTCAGGCTGATGACTTCGAGCTTCGCTACGGGATACGACTATCGCAAGGTGTTGACTATGGACATAAAGGAACGGGAAGCATACCTGTACGACCTACCAGGAGTAAACACATGACAGACAGAATCCATCCGTTGGTACAGATCTTCAACGAGGTTGCAGCTGCAACAGCCTCAGAGGACATCCCCAAGAAGCTCGCTGAGGCTATCGCTGAGGCTATCGATGAGTTGCCCCCCGCACAGGAGGAGTGTGATGTGGAGGATTGAGTGGCACGACACGCTACTGAACCAACAGTTTAGTAGGTGGTTCGCGACAAACGACGAAGCAACTAAGTACGGGCGACAGCTGGTAGACTCAGACGAGGCGGGCTCTTTCGTCTGCAGGTTCATCAACTTCCCATTTAAGCCAGAGGCTCTAACGCCTAAGTATCCAGAGGTTGAGGAGCACTACGGCGGTGACGAAGGCAGGATCTTAGACTGGCTGAACAGACACGCCGTCAGCACGTAGAGAGGTAGTCACGTTGTTTGGTTTTCATTCTTGAAGAGGAGAAGAACAATGAAGTACGATGCAAGAGATGAAAAGGGATTCTTGTTGGAGGGGAGTCGGCTGTATGAGAAGATTCGTGCAACTCGTGAAGCTGCGCGATCTGCCATGACGAGGGATGAAGTCAAAGCCGCAGAGAAGGTGCTTGCCGAATTGTTAGAGGAGAACAACGGCTACCTGAAGGAGTGGGAGCTTTCACTTCCCAAGGCGAATTTCATCTATCCGTGGGAGCATTTTCGCCGTAAGGAGTGGGAAGACGGGGAATACTTTGTCATGCGGCATATCGTAGAAGAGAGGGAAGCAAGATAACCCGGACGGCTAACAAAAACCCCTGGGGTTAACTAGAGAGTCCGACTAGTTAAGCCCAGGGGGAGGCACAGGCGAAGGGAGGAAACCTATACCTTCTTTTTTTGTCCACGAACGAGGGCGCGGAGGAGGATTACACCCATCGTCTTCACGAAGGTAATTGAACTAAGGCCCTTTGGTCAATGCTAGAAGTCCCAATCCGTATCATCTGCGCTAGTGTTGTAGTCGGACCAAACACCAATGCTTCGGTTGAACTTCAAGGGAGTGTAGCCGTGGTTTCCGATCCAGGACCATCGGATCTTCCAGATGTGTAGCTCGGATGGTTCAATGTTCTGCGGATCACGCCACATCGTCCACCCGATATCAGCCTTGGCATACCAAGCAGCTGAACCAGATACATCATTGCCTGTCGGTACAACCTTGTGACCTCGACCATCGCCGTTGACCTTGGTTGGGTGAGCAATAAAGAACACATGAGCATCATGGCTCTTGGCCCATTGTTGCACCCGGGTCAGCATCCCTGAGATCTCATCTGTCTCTTTCGCACTGTTCGGCAATGTCAGGTAGTTGTATGGATCAATCACTAGGATACGACAGCCCATCTGCATGACCGCACTGGACGCAATGTCCAGGATGCCGTCAATGTCGGTAGGCCCGTCTCTTCGGTAGTCCATGAACAGGAAGTGATCGTCAATCCACTTCTTGGCTGCATCAAGTTGCTCTACGTTCATGCGCTCTCGGTCCTCGTCAAAGAACTGGAGCTTGGTACGCTTCTGCGCTAACTGCATCATGTGCAGCTCAGGAGGTTTTTCAAAGCTACAGAACACTGTCTTGTAGCCCTCGCCTTCGGCAAGGTTTACACACAGCTGGTCAATGAAATCACTCTTACCACTGGAGGGAAAGCCAGTAACCACTGACACCATACCCATAGGGATCTGAACTAGCTTGTCAACCGATAGCAAGCCTGTGCTTGCGCCCCGGAACTGGCCGTTGTCGTAGAGGTCGTCAACAGCATCATAGAAGACCTCTGCTCGGTGCAGTCCAATGGTTGGCATCGGCTCCCTATCCTCAAACCTAGCGAGAAGATACTCCTGTCCTTCCTCTTCTAGAGCTTGAGCTGCATCCTTGTGCCCACCTAAATCCACAAGCCAGATCTTGTTACGACCTATGCGTCGGACAATCTCTTCCTTGAGAGCATTGCCAGGATCATCGTTGTCTGTGTTCAGTATGATCCTAGGTGCTGAGTCGAGCTCAGACTTTGCTCGCCATATGTACTTGAACTTGTTGTCGTCGTTGGGATCAATCTTACCATCACGAACCTTGGCGGGTGCGCCGTTGGGGATTGATACCACCGTGACATTGTCAGGAATCCCACAACTCAACCACGCACAAGCATCCATCTCACCTTCACAGATTAAGATGTCATTGCCCTTGACGTAGTTCTCAATGTTAAAAAAGTCTTCGCACACATTCTCTTGCGAAAACAATTTGTTTGTATCAGCTGAACGCCACTTCATCGCTTGGATCTGGTTGCCCTTCCGGTACGGAAAGCCCACCGCAGGAACCGTTCTGCCATTGAACCGATACTCGCTTGGTACGGTGTGCGACTTAATCACTGCATCGGCAATCATTCGTTGCTTTAGATAACTGACAGCCTTTTCATTTTTTGTATCACTTGGAATCGTCAACTCTCGTCTCTCCACCGGGGCTGTATCGAACAACCAATCTGAATTATTAAAAATGCCACCACTGATATCGCAGTGATGGCACTGATACTGTACACCCTTGCCGTCAACCTTGATGGACAAGGACTTGTCACTTTTATGGCGGGATCGAGTGTGGCTACACACAGGGCAGCGAACCTTGTGTTGCCCAACGGATAGATTGGACGCGACCCTTTGGATCTCCGTTCCAACCTCTCCATGCATTGCTATCCCTCCTCAGTAACGAGCTCTTGCAATTTGTCTATCGCTCGCTCTTTGTTTTCTAGTGTTGATACTACGATGATGGTCCTGGGATTGTCCCTATCCAGGCCCCACTCTATGTACTGACCTTTCACCAACCTGTCGTTGGTGTACACATACTTCTGGAGCAGATCTAGTATTAAACTAGGATCTAGATCTGGTCTTCTACTAGCGTAGTAAATCTTGATAGCTACGAATAGATCGTTACTAAATAGATTCTCTCTAGTAGGGCACTGCAGTTGAAAAGCTTTCGTGTAAGCCAAGGCTTTTTTTGACTTGATGAATCTTGGCTTACCACCAATGCTCACTAGCCGTCTTGAATTAGCCTTTGAAGCTGGCTCGCCTTTGATGATAAGGCTTGCCGGATCTTCGTCAATAGGCTTGCATGATTTTTGTCGTTTCGTTATCGTCACAGGGCCTCCATATGGCGGTTGAGCATAACATGGGGAGGTTTGACGGGCAACTTTTACTGGAGGATGCCTTGAGCACACAACGCTTTAGGGTATACGAGGGGGTAGGTGTACCCGCCCCCAACCCAGGCCCACGAAGCAAGTGGGCTGATCTACCCCTAGATACGATCAATGTAGGAGACTTGGTCGAGCTTCCTTTGGACGAAGATGGTGTCAAGGAGAAGCTAGGTGGGGTACGGGCCTATGCGGGACGCATAGCTCGCCGGACAGGCAAGAAATACTCAGTACGAGTAACGTCCCATGGAATCGCCATTTATCGAGTACAGTGAGGAGGAGTTATGACGGAACCCGGGTTTAGGATCGTTGACGATCTTCCGATGCCCGAAGAACACGCACGAGCTAAGTATCCGTTCAGCGATATGGATGTTGGTCAGTGTTGTGTCTTCGAGATAGAGCCTGACGACACGGATGCAATGAATCGTCTTCGTGTGGCAGCGTCGGCTCGAAACAGGCGTAGCGATAAGAGGTTTGTTGTTCGTCGCATCCCAGACACTGACAACAGTGTTGGTGTGTGGAGAACGCAGTAGTGCCTCTGACGAACAAGTACGGCGCACCGGATGTATTTATCCGGGCAGTTGAAGGGGATCCCTATAGCAAGGGCGATGCCGACTTCTCAGCAACTGAGCTCTTGAAGCCCCCTCAAATTGTACGGCTGTACAACGAGCACGGTGACAAGGTCGTCACAGATGTGCGTGACGAGTGGTGGAAGCTCTTAGGTAAGGGTGTTCACAACATCCTAGAGGAACACGGCCAGGGCCAGACAGAGGAACGCTTCTTTGCTGACTGTAATGGTTCGGTTATCTCAGGAGCTATTGACCTGTTGGAAGACGGCTCTATCACAGACTACAAAGTCACCTCTGTCTACACAGTACAGAGGGGCTTGAAGCCAGAATGGGAACAGCAGTTGAACATCTATGCTTGGCTTCTAAGGCAGAACTATAAGGTCGCTAACAAGCTGACCATCGTAGGCTTGTGTCGAGACTGGCAGTTGTCCCGGGCTAACCTCAAGAAGGATTACCCACAGAGTCCTATCGTTCCGATCTCTGTGCCGTTGTGGAGTGATCGTCGGCAAGACGACTTCGTAGCACAGCGGGTGAGGGTACACACGATGGATAACACGCTACCTTGCACCCCCGAAGAGAGGTGGGCTAGAGGTGGCTACACTGTGCTTGGGGGGAGGTTCAAGCCCAAGAGCTTTGACTCTTTGCAGGAAGCATCGGCTTTTATACAGCAGAAGCAGAAGCCAGGCGAGCATTACTCAGTGAAGGAGAACGATGCAAAGTTTATTCGATGCGAGTCTTGGTGCCCAGTATCCGATTATTGTCCACAATGGAACGGAGGTGTAAATGGCTAACGCCAAGAAGCTCACTTACGCTCAGGTCTACGACACCCTGTCGAAGGTCAATGTAAATGAGTTTTGTGAGGAGAAGATGGGACTGACCTACCTTAGTTGGTCTCAGGCTGTCAGGATTTTTACAGAACACTTTCCTGAATGGAGCCTGAAGTGGCACGGTACAACTGATGCCAACGGTGTCCTCCGAGATGTAACGTACTACGAGGGTGGCACCGCTGCTGTGACCTGCACGGTGAGTATCCCAGATGGTGCAGGAGGAGAACTCAAGAGGGAGATGTGGCTTCCCGTTCTTGACTTTAAGAACAGAGCTACGGCCTATCCTGACAGCATGGCTATTAACACTGCCAAGATGCGTTGTTGGGTTAAGAACATGGCAATCTGGGGACTGGGTTTGTATGTCTATAGTGGCTTGGATGAGATCTACGGTCAGGTCTCTCAAGAGGACCAGGAGCCCGCACCAGAGCCTCCCAAGAAGAAGAGAGCACCACGCAAGAAGAAGGCCACCAAGGAGGGGCCTAATCCAGATGAGCTCAAGCAACAGATTGTTGCGTTGAGTAAGGACTTGGTCGGTGCCAGCTGGGAGCCTGACGACTCCCTGAAGAAGGACATCAAAAGAGCCGTCGCAAGTGGTGATGCAGATGTGATGGCTGAGATGGTAGTAACGTTGCAAAAAACGAAGGATATGGCACTTAAACTACATGACGAACGAGAGGAGAAGTAACAATGCCAGATTATGGTAATCAGGTGAAGCTCGACTTTAGCATCTTCAAGAACAATTTTGCTACGAGCAACAAGCACCCAGGTATGACGGGTGTTATTGAATTCACACGGCCTTTTCTCAAGGCTTTGGTTGAAGAAGCCAAGACTGGGACCATGCCGAAGGTAAAGGTTGCAGCTTGGGAGCGTGTTGGTCGGGACAGTGGCAAGCCTTATCAGTACATGAGGCTTGAAGTACAGTCGGGTGACGGAGCTTCTGCCCCTGCACCTGCACCCGCTGCGGTTCCAGAAGTTGCCGACGAAGATGACGGTCTCCCCTTCTAGGCAGGGCTTTCTGCTACGGCTAGAGCGTACACTGCTCAACAAATTGAGGCGTGAAGCTCAGAACCGTAACATGACTGTCACCGACTTGTTTATTGACATGATCGATAGGTATGAGTTTGAAGCGCAGGACAAGCCATTGATCAAAAAAGACAAGCCTTGGTGGGAGTGATGTGACATGAAGAAGCTCGGTAAAGTGGTAGGTCTCGGGGCATTGCTTGGTGCTTCTGTCGTTGTGGGTATTCGTTACGCTATTAAGTACGGATACATCGCAGGGCAGAGCCACTGGGCATCAAAGAGGATTAAGGAGGAGCCTCGTAGACCTGCCACACCGAGAGAATCCATATACGACTGGCACAATGACTAGAATCTTTTGCAGACACGCTTTAGAAAAACAATACTGTCCACTCTGCAGTCCACAGCCTGACATCTTTAGCACCCCAGACCCACCCACGGGACCAGAGGGTACCGACTACACCCGCGATGATGGCACTTGGGAACGCTTCTTAGCGTTTCGTTCTTCTGACGAAGGTTGTGCGTACTACAAGTTCATTTTAGACAGAGCTTACGATGCGCTACTCGAACAGAAGGAAAGGTTCTCTGTACGAACCTGGACTGCAGTCTATCGAGATGAATATGGTGTTGGCATTACCAATGACTTTACACCGTGGATAGCTGACGAGCTCGTGCAACAAGAACCATTGCTCTTAGATATTATTCAGCGCAAAAGCAGGAGTAAGCCGAAGGGGTCTTACGTTTAAGCTCAAAGGAGGGGGTATATGAGTAGCAAGAAAGAACGCATCGTAAATATTGACGTAGAGCAAAGTCGCTCTCGACTTGATGCGCTTAAAAAATCTTGTCATAAAGATTTGGCAAACAGCTATAAGGAACTCATTGAATCTGATGACCCATACCTTGTGGAACTTAGTGAGTTCGAGGCTAGGTACATTTTGGCCGTGCTTTTATATGGCGGGAATCCTTACGCTGAGAAGTGGGGGGTATATGACTATAATTACCAGCCCTTCAGCCGTAAAAGGTACTCGTCTGGAATAAGCAAAGAGAAGCTACTGGAAAGTATCTTTTCGGGACACCGTAACCGTGGGCGAAACGGACCAGAGATGGAGCGTAAACGGGGGAGGTGGCAAAAGTATTCGTTTTGTAAAGCGTGGATGGAGGATGATGGGGAAGGGGACTGGTATCCACCTAGGGGCAGCACTGTATCCTCCTACGGCCACGGATTTGTGGGCCTCAACCCGTTTTCTGATCCAGAGGGTGAAGCACGTGGGTATGAGTTACATGAACCTTCTATGCCCTCCTTCACTAAAACATCAACACCGTGGTCTGGCGTTCGCACAGAAGAGGTGTGTGTGAACATGACCGATCTAATTCATAACTTGCGAAAAGCATGTGACGAATGGATTGAAGAGTTTTGGGACAAGTGGGATTCCTTCGATGATCACCCTTGGCCGTGGTCCGACAAAAAGCCAAAGGAATACACAAGCCGATTGTACAAGGCAGCTGCTAGAACCATCTATACTTCGTATGACCAAGACTGGCACCCCAGAAAGCACGTTCAGTTTGGGAGGCTCAAACAAAATTGGGTAGAGCAGTTTAACTATGACAACGTGCGTATTTACTTGGACGCCAAAACAACTGCAGAGGTGTTAGGCGTATCACTTCACATGCTCGGGAAATGGAGAAAGTGGCACTTAGCTGATGCAGAACAAACCAGTGGTTACACAAATTCACTGCCTTATATCGGGCTAACTCGTCCGAGTCTCAACTGGACTACTGAGATTAAAAATGCGTGGTATACATATGAAGAGTCCGAAAGTAAAGATGGTGAGTGCATCCACTTTACTTACTCTCACCCCTCCCGCGCATCAGTCAGGGTTGGTCGTACACATACATACAGTTTGGACGACATAGAAAAGTGGCTTGAAGATCCACACCCACAGCGTGTGCCGTCAGACCACATCTATCTTATGACCAACGAATCAATGCCTGGCTTAGTCAAGGTTGGTCGATCTAAGGATGTAGAAAAACGAAGGAAGTCATTGTCTCGTCAAAGTCATGTTCCTACACCCTTCGTGACTGCTTGGTCGTTACCGTACATACCGTCTTTTGATCTGGAAAAAGCTGTTCATGCTCATTTTGACAGCCATAGGGCTAACAAAAACAGGGAGTTTTTTCGGACCGATGACACAGTAACACCTGAATCAATATTACAAGTTGCCCAAGAGATCGCCCTGCGTGAAGGATGTGCTGCGTGAGCTACGGAAAGACACTCATTACATGGGGCTGCTTGTCATTGTCATTGTTGCTGGCACCCTTACAGGTAAGCAAAGGTAGCAATGTAGTAGTTAGGATGGATCCTGTTTACGCAGTGGTTGTTGATCCAATTGCAGACCACTTAGACAACTGGAGATGGCCCTGCGCTGGCGATGGTTGTGCTGATAGCGAGGACATTGGACGGCTCGCGACCTCAGTCAGAACTCACAGTGAGCGCACTGGTGTCCCCGTCAAGCTGTTGATTGGTATCGTCATGGTGGAGAACCCATGGCTAGACACACTCGCAGTCTCTCGTTCAGGAGCCGTAGGTCTGTATCAAGTCATGCCAATGCACACAACCGCATGGCCTGAATGCGAAGACGCACTTGAGACTATTGAAGGTAGCACCTGTCGAGGAGCAAGTATCTTTGCTTGGTTCTTGGCAAGAGGCAACGAGAGGCAATCGCTCCTGCAGTACAACGGCTGCTACCAAGAGGATTGCGAAGGATACCCGGCCAAGGTTTGGGAAGAAGCCGAATCGTACTCAGGCTAAAGCCTGGTTGTTAATAGAGCAGGTCTTTCTTTCGGTTTTGCCAGTAGTCTTGGTATGTCCACCGTTGGTGGTACTGCTCCGCTAAATCAAGCGTGTCGATCACCCCGTGCTTCTTGAAGAACGTCTTGATGCCCTTGGTGTGCTGTTCGGTGTGGCACTCCCGACAGAGTGGCACGAGGTGGTCGCTTGTTCCTCCTGCGCCCCGGGATTTCATATGCGCTGGATCACTAGGCCCTTCTCGTCCGCAGGTGTGACAAGGCAGGGTCCGAATCCAATCTGCTTTCGGACCAAACTGTTTTTCCCTGCGTTCCTCTCTTTTAGTTTTGGACGATCGACCCAATGGCTACCCCAGCTAGAACGTAAGGAACAGCCCCGCCGATTCTTTTGAAGATGTTTTTGTTGGCGACAGACCTCCAAGCATCCGACTCATCGTTCAGTGCGGCTACCTCAAGGCGCAAGACTTCGTTGAGCTCTTGCTCCCGGACCCACATTGAGTCCAAAGTTTCTACTCTTTGCCACAACAAAGCGTTGTCAGCTTCCAATGTAGCGATCTGAGTCTGGTATGCAGACACCTCTTTTTGATGATTCAATTCTAAGGTGTCTAGCAGGGCCTCTAAGCCACTTTGACCTTCTAGCCTACCCCGTAGTGTCGTAAGGTTCTCGTTGTAGCTTATAGAGGCTGTGAGGGCGTCGTTTTTTGCCTCTTCTCTGATTTTTGCCAGAGAATCGTGAGCTTGGTCTAAACTGTCTCTCAAGAGCTCGTAATTCTGGATTGCTTCTTCAAACTCTGACTCCAGCTGAGCTCGTTCCTCTTCCAAGACTCGCACTCGCTCCTCAGCCAGGAGTGCATTAGTTCTGCCTGAGTCCATCTGGCGCAGGCCGAACACGATAACAGCAACTGCGAGCAAGCCAACAAGAATGTTATTCGTCTTCATGGGTCTCCTTCGGCTGAACCATTCGATAGCAATACTGTCGTGCGACGGTGCCAACAATATTAGTGCGAGGCACCTTCACTACTTCTACATCACCTTGGTTGATTAACTTCCTTAGTCGTCGTCGAACCGCTGGCTCGGGCATACCCGTCGATTCACTTAGCTCAACAACTGACATGGCCCCTGCTGGGTCCGATGTTTCAAAGAGTGCTTTCTGCACCTGCTGCAGTAACTCTGTCTCGGTAACGTAATCACTCACGAAACCTCCACGGTTGTAGGTCGTTCTGGTTTGAACAATAACGTACCCATAGTATAATCGTCATCATCATCCACTTCAAACCAAACCAGCCCTACGTCAGCCAAGCTTTCTGCTACTCGATGCACGTACTCTGTTGCCAACTGCCATGCGGGTAATGCGACAGCGCGTGTCTTGATCTTGTGGATCTTGCCGCTGTCTGCGAACTGGTGGAAGTGACTGCGGATCGCCAGGTCAGGAGCTTCTTCACCGTCCATTAGGTAGTTGAAGAAAATATCCTGAGCATACCACCGTATGTACGGACCTTTCGTGTGAGCTCGCCTTCCCATTCTACCGTGATGCTTTACGTCAAAGGTTAGGCCACCAAACTTAATCAGCCTGTGGTAAGACGATGCGTTTCCAGTATCAGGGTCTTCTATAACCTTCCAGCCCTGGCCTTTCAACGCTTTAGCTAGACCTTCCTCCATGCCCCCGGCTCTTCCTACATGAGCAGGTGTCCCCCGAAGTATGTGGATGCTGTCAGGCTTGAGTGCTAAGGGAACACGCAGTACTTCCATGGCACAGTGGACATGAACACCTTCATGTCCTGTTGCAATCTGCGTTGTGCGGTGGTGGTCGCCATCGGTCAAGTCGCCATTAATAACTAAGTGTAATTTGGCCCGTCGATGTTTTCGTTTCAAAGACTTGATCTTTGCCCACGCTTCTTCCCAGTTATGCCACAACCACTCTTGGCCCCTGTTCGGCATATACAAGCCGCCATCGTCCAAGGGAATCCCCTCTGGTGGACACAAACCTACGGTAGATCCG